CCTGTGGATTCGAAGGTATTCAACACCCACCGCTTACTAACGCAAGAATCCGAGTCCGTTGTTCGTAGTAGCTAACTACGACTGAAGCTCAAGCTGAAGGAGTCAGAGTGTACCTAACACTCTAGTACAGACCATGATGTCTGCACTGTGTTAGCTACTAAGCTACATGGTACTACGCTAGTTGATTGTACTAACTTATAGACTGAGGTACGCATGTGTCAATAGGTTGGAGCAATCATCTGTGTTCCTCTTACCACCATGGCGGGGTGGATAAGAGGACAATAGCAGGCAGTCTGTACTTACGTACTACAGTACGTAGTTGTACAGCTGCATAGCTATAGGAGTAACCGGGTCTTGTTAGACCGGGGTACTCCTTACCGGAACTAGAGCTAAAGTAAGAATACTATCCCCTCCAGTATTTTATGAGTTTGAGTTTACTTGACATGGGGTATATGCTGTTAGGTATCACCCGGGTAGCCGGGACAGCATAGTTAGGAATCAGTTATGCCAGCAGGCAAGGGTACGTACGGGAATAAGGTGGGTCGTCCTTCTAAGAAGCAGCCAGTTAAGAAGGTTGTTTCAATGCCAAAGAGGAAGAAGTAATGTCGGAGCAGATTCAAAGCACTACGGTGTCTCCAGCGTTGCTGCGAGCGATCTACGTCAGTCTTCAGGGCAAGCCTGTTCCGAAGAGTTAGTCGTGTACTATTGCTTTTATGCAGGTAGAAAAAGCAAAGGTTCTTTGGAAGTATCTAGAGGACAGTTCCCCCGGTTCAGGGTTAGGCTACGAGCTGCCCGGACCAAGCCACGAGCAGTTTATGTTCGACAGTTCTCCGACCTTGCTTGCGTCTGGAGGAGAGCGAGGCTCTAAGTCCCACACGTCGGCAATGAAGGCTGTCCTGCTTACTCTCGACTTCATTGCTAAGCATCCTAAAGAAGCGTCAGGTGCGAAGGCGTGGATTGTTGCAGAGAGTTACGAGCTGTGCCGACCTGAGTTCGAGTACATTGCCGAGTGGCTTATGCAGCTACTACCGGGAACCAAGCCTACCAATATGATTGACCCGGGACAGATCAACGTCCCCGTCCCCGGAGGAGAGCCATTAGAAATCAAGACAAGGTCAGCAGCAGACCCGAAAAACTTACGTGCAGAAGCCCCCGTGTGGACGCTGCTCTGCGAAGCAGCTTTGGTACGTCAGGATGTTTACTTCAGACTGTTGGGGAGGAGTGCGCAGGCACGTGCGCAGTTTCCCGGCTTTGGTCAACTGATAATGTCAGGAACTTTCGAGAATTCGCTCGGCTGGTATCCAACTCTGTGGACTAAATGGCAGAGTGAAGCTGCCCAAAAAGAAGACCACGCTGCGTCACACTCATTCCCCTCCCACGAGAACCGGTTTATTTATCCGGGAGGGCTAGATAATGAAGAACTCAAGCGTGCAAAAGCACAGTTACCTGAGGATGTTTGGAAAGAACGACACCTTGCAATACCGGCTCCCCCATCTGGGCGGGTGTTTGGCAGCTTTGATGTCACTAGACACGTTGCAAAGGTTCAATACGACCCTGACCTACCGGTCTATTTCGGGGTTGACCCCGGATACTCAGGAAGAAGCTCCACCTACGCCGTAGTTGTCACCCAACCACACGATATTGTGGGGGAATCAGGCGATACTCACCAGCAATGGCACGTAATTGACGAGATTGCCATCAATAAACTCTCCACCCCCGGGTTCACGGTGCGAGATATCTGTGAAATGGTGAAGACTAAGTACTGGTGGGGTAACGACGAGGTCATCGGCGTCATCGACGTAGCAGGAACGTACCATGCAGGCGCCCAAGAGAGCAATACAGAGGTGTGGCAGCGCGAATTACGCATTCACCTGTCTTCCCAGAAGGTAGATATACTCCCCGGCATCGACAGGTTCAAGACCATGCTGACTATCAACCCTGATACCCACATGCCGAACATGATTATCTCCCCAAGAGCAAGGTTATTGATCTCAGAGCTAGGTGGCGCGCCAAATCCATTCGACGGTCAGACACATGTATATTCATACAAGACCGACACGACCGGACAGCTCGTTTCCGCTAAGCCTCACGACGATTATTGCGACTCGATAAAGGCATTGACCTACCTGTTCGTGAACAAATTGGGATATGCTACTGGGCGTGGGCTCAGACAGAACATTGGCGTGAAGCGCCGCACTAGGCGACGAATAAAGGCACGAATATAGATGCCATCGACGAATCCCGGCGAAGTAATAAAGACAATACGTCGTTACTTCCGAAACGAAGAACCCATCTTCAGCCGTATGCACCGTGACTACGAGACTTACTGGACTCTTGAAGATTGGGAGCCAGACCTCGACGATCAGATCATGCCTGAAGACGCGTACACGACCAACCAACCTCGTGTACTAGCGCAGAAGATTATTGCTTTCATTGCGGAGACCGAGATGGTTATCCGTGTCCCCAACGACGATGCCCCTAAAGACCAAGAGGAGCGTAACAAGCTCACAGAGGCTATCGGTATTGGGATGCTTTCTAACGTAGACCGCCGTATGCGACGGAACGGAGACCCTCGTGTTCAACGCCAACTTGCGTGGCACTCAGTTGTTAGGGGTCGTTACGTTGTGGCTCGTGCTTTTCTTCGACGCCGTGAAAACGGAGAGACTTTCGAGGATATTCTTCCGATAGACCCTGCTCAATTTGTATTCCAACCCGGGGAAGAAGAGCCTGTATGGGCGTCGCACAGACGTCGAATGTCTCGAGGAGAGATCAGAGATACCTATCCTGAGTTCAAGGGGTGGGAGCACGAGGTCGACGACGACGACGAAGTCGAAGAAGTATTCGACTATTACGTTCGAGAGAAGAACCCCGACGCAGACCCTGAGGCTCCGTCAGTATTTGACCGCCATCCTTACATCTACAAGATGGGCACGCTCGTCAACGACCAGTGGGCTAGGAAGCTATTTGATCTATTCACTCTGTCTTTCCCGTGTGTCATCACACCAGTAGGCTCAGACCCTCACCTAGCTCCTCGTGAGACAGAGAACGTCGACAAGCACAACAAGATGATTGCCGACTTCGGTGAAAGCATCTTCGCTGAGAACCGCCATGTGTGGGACAAGATCAACCGGTCTGCCTCGTACATCGTCGATATGGTATCCAAGGCATCAGACCCTCCGACCAAGGTAACGTCGTCAGACGGAACTAAAGAATTGGAAGAAGGCTGGAACGAAAAGGGCTCTCAGGTAGCAGTGTCTGCCGCAGACCAACAAGACGTTCAGCCTATGATCACGCCGGATATGAACCGGTCAGCAGGAGTTCTCCTCGAATTCTTACAGAGGGACGCTATTGCTGGTGGTATCCCGCCTCAAGGATTCGGAATCCTAGACAAGCCACTCAGTGCCGTAGCTCTCCGCCAACTTGGAAACAACCTTGAACATCGAGTACTGCCCCGGATGGAGGCGGTCCAGCTCTGTCTGGAGGGATGTCTGGAAGTTCTTGTGGCTCAGTATGAGACGGGTGCGTTTGAGCCCATAACGGTCTCGGGCAAACGGTTTGACCGGCATAGGTTCAGCAACAAAGAAATTGAGCCGAGTGAAATTATTGGTCATGACGCCATCACTGTAACACTTGAGCTCGTCCTACCAGAAGACGAGACCATCAGGTGGAACGTAGCGAACATGGCTATGGCGCCTACTGTGACAGGCGAACCGCTTACATCACTTGAGTACGTTCGCGAGCATATCCTTAACATCCAAGACCCCAAGCTACTGTCTTCTCAGAACATGGAGATACTGACTCGCCAGACCGCACCGGTGTTGGCGTTACTTGATCAGTACCGCGCCGTGAAAGAAGATGGTGACGACATGGCTGCCTCTGCAATCCTCGACCAGATTAGGTTGACTACGTTGCAGATGGAAGTCGAAGGGTCAATGAAGATGATGCAACTGAGCCAGATGAAACAGCAGGTAGATCAGGCGATGTCTGGTATGCCAAGCACGCTGGAGTTCAAGTCAGAGAACGTCACACCGGACTTCCGGGGACCTGACACGAACACTACCTCGAAGAATTCTGTATCATTTGGGGGTATAGGAGTCGGAGGTCAGAGCTCTAACCCAGCCTTTGGCGCCCCGGCTCAGTCAGTATTTACTGGGCTCACGAACAACCCGTCGCCAGAAGCAGGCGCAAACACAACAGCCGACAGGCAAGGACCGGGAACGGGTCTCTTCGGACCTAACAACCTCCCGATATAAGCAGGTAAATCATGTGGAAACTATATAGCTACAAAGATGCCAGCGGGGTCCTGAAGTACATTTATGCCCCGAGCTCTCAAGAGAGCGCAATCCTTGGTGTAATCTCTGAGGCAGGAGGAACAGAGGGTCGACTCAGGGGTACTTTCGAGAGAGAAGAACACATTATTGATGATGGTCGCTTCACGCAGGCTACCCACGTTAAAGACGCGTTGCAAGACAACAACACGCTCAGTCCTGATGATCTAGATACCGAAGACATCTTTGGCGACCTCGGTAATATGGGAGCCACCCTTCGTAATTTCATGAAGGGACAGGGCATTAGCCCCGGCGGTTCTATTGCAAGTCAGGCAGAGTCTCTGCTTCTCCCAGCGGCACAGGCAGCTCTTGGGTTCGGACAGGGTCTCAACCCTGCGCAATCAGATAACCTCAACCTGACGAACCTGCTGAGGAGCGGAAACCTCGGCGGAATCGCATCTCGATCTCGTAACGTGTTCAACCAGTTGTCTAACTCAGGTGCTGGTGCAGCTAACGAAGAAGGCGATATGGAAGGTTCTTTCCAGCGCCCAGCTACAGCAGGTAGCGATCTTGCGGGCGGAACTAGAAACCTAGCACTCGGTGCTCTATTTGAACGATCTCCGTTCTTCGCTGCGATGTTCGGTCGTAACGCTGTGTCTCAGGCTTCTGATAGGTTCTTCGAGAACCAGCGGGCAGGACAGGGCACAGGCGGCGGAGCTGCCAACGTATCCCGCAACATGTCAGACTTCATGAAAGATCAGATTGGCAGGAACCTCTTCGAAGGTTCGAGCTTGTAATCAATGACAAATCAGAACAACGACTTTCTTCTTGATCTCTTCGAGACCGATGAACAGGGTTTACGTGGCATATTTCAGAACTTTGGAGTAGGCGCAGGGAGGTCTACTAGGGATACACGTATCTCTCAGTCGATGTTCCAGCCGTTGTTCAGCCAGTTCCTAGGCAAGCACGTCGGGGAGATGTCTAACCTGTCTCCTGATAAGAACGTAACTAAGTTCCGGGACTTTGTAGGCAATCAATCTACCTTCAACTTCGATAAAGAAGCACTGAAGAGTACAGACCGCTCCTTCTCGGACGCCAGCGTGCTAGGCAGAGCCGGTACGATGTTCGACTTCGGGCAGGGCAAATCACAGCAGGGGTTCTAAATGACCCTCCAAGACTTTCTTGAACGTCGTAAAGCTCAGCGCCAGCAGTTGCAAGATACAGGCGGCGGCGGCGGTACTCCAGCACGGGGTAATCGTCAGGCTGAGTTCTCAGGGCGTATCAATCAAGGGCGCCGTGATCAGGGCATAGTTCCCGGCGACAGCCCTCTCGTACCTCTTGTTGACCCTCAAATGGCGGAAGACTTCGGACGTCAAGGTCCCGGCATCATTGGTGACGTAGGTGGTCCTGTTCTTGGTGCTCTTGCACAGATGTCCTCTCCAGCAGAGATTGCCTTGCTGCTCGGTACGGCTGGCTTTGGCACACCCATTGCGGCTGGTCTTCGATCTACCCCACTTGTAGGCAGACTCCTTGCTTCAATGGCAAGACCTCTTGCCTCGAACTTTCCTAAAGCACTTGGAGCTGAAGCAGCGGTCGGGGTTGGTGGAGTTCTTGGTGCTCAGGAAGTACTCGAACACACCGAAGACCTTCACCCGGCAGCGCGAATCCCACTGACTATTGCCGCTGGTGTTGTAGCCGCTGGTCTTACAGCAGGTTCTCCTGCTGTCATACGCAAGACGATTGAAGGCGCCAAGATCGCAGGAGACCTTCGTTACGTCGACGAAGCTGCTGAAGCCTATGTAAAGTCTAGGCAAACAGCAGAAGACCCAAGCTTCAGCGGAACTGTAAACCCGGGCGGAAGCTACGGTAAGACGGTAGATACTGAAGGCAGGATTGTTCCTGACGTGGAGCCTGAAGCTCCTAAGACCCCTTCGTCGAGAATGACTGACTCGATCATCGAAAACGCAACAGACGAGCAGCTTGTTAAGTTTAGGGATGACCTTGAAGTCATCGTGAATAAGTCAGACGTAGTAGTTCCTGACGTAGAAGACCAGATAAACACCTTGAATGTAGAACTGGCTAGACGTGGCAGCGCAAGTACTACCGATGACTCTGCTTCTACATCAGTAAAGATTTACCACGGCTCACGATCTACCGACGCAGCATCGTTCGTAAACGAGGATGGTGATCTAGTTCTCAAGCAGTCTTCCAACTTCGGGGGAAAGCAAAACGGGGTCTCCTTTACCGAGAACCTTGAGTCTGCTCAGGAATACGCTACTCGCTCCAGTCAGCCAGACGGGTCTTCTCTTGCCGCACGCAGGCAGTACGAAGGTACTGTATTTGAGATTGACAAGAACGCAGCAGGAGACCTTCTACCTGAAGCATCAGGGGAGCTGTTCGCTGACGGTCGAGATGTAATCATTCCTAAAGGTCAGTTCAAAGCGTTAGACACTAAGGCGCTTGACCCTGCTATCGACAGTGGGCGAACTGGGAATGTCGATATTCTCAACCATACAAAGGACCTAATAAAAACCGGCGGACCTTCAGAGGAATTTTCATTTCATGTATCTGGCAATGTAGGAGGAGTTATCAGGGAAGGGCTTACATCAGGAGGGCTTTCGGGCAGCCCTCTTACAGAGCAAGGGTACGGAGATGTAGTTCACGTATTCCGTAACTCTGACCTTCCAAAAGGGGACTTAGGTGCAGATATAAGCTTCGGTGAAGGATTTGATCGTCTGAATCCTCCAAAGCCAGTTGCAACATTTACTTGGAAACAATTAGGGGTAGACCCAGACGAACTCGGCATTGGTGCTCGCGCAGAAGATGAGGGGATTTTCAAAGAGCCGTCAGCAAGAGAGATGCTGGATGATGAAGGCTTTGCAAAGTATCAACAAGAGTCGTCTGAGATTGATAGTCGTCGAGTAGATGAAATTGCTGCTGTATATAACAGTAAAGCTGAAGCTGTAGACCCTGCCACTAAGGACCTGTCCTACGAAGAAGCCCAGAAGAACTTAAACAAACGGTTACTCGACAACCTCGATGCTGAAGAAGCTGAGGATGCAGAGCTGTTAGAAATGCTCAAGGCGTCGCAAGCTGAGAAGTTCCTCGACGAATCTCCTAACCGTAAGAAGGTCGTTCGTGACGAGAACATCGCAGACATAGAAGACCCTGTGGCACGAGCCACTAACAGGCAGGTAGAAGAAGCTCGCACACGTCAGGTTCTAGGTTCTGGTGTAATAGATGGTCCGGTCTCGAACATTGTCGGAGA